ACTAGATCAGGCAAGCGAGAACTATAAGATGGGTGAGACAAGCACGGAGAGCGCTGTGCGCTTCCAGCTGGCAAAACCGGATCTGGTGACAGACAAGCACATCGAAGAAAACTATGACTATGTCCGGAAGATGGACAGTGTCGCATCGATTCGCGGGGATGAGTTTAAGGGAGATCCAAAGGAAATGCGTAGCAAAATCATAGAACTGTATAATTCTTACGGAAATGTGGTTCATAATGATGTGGTAGGGGATGTTGCTTTAAGTATGCGTTCAGTTCGAAATGATCTGGCGCATGGTTATGGAGACAAAAAAGCTGCCGCTTTTGCAACGGTAAAAGATGTAATTGAAAATGGAAAGGTTTTAAGATATTCGAAAGACTGGAAAGGAAGAGGATATGATTCTGTTTCAATAGGAGCAAAGATAAATATTACAGATGGGGAAAATGCAGGTCAGTATTATGAGGTATGCGTTGTAAAAGTAGACAGGACAAATCGAATGTATCTACACGAAGTGGATATAGAAAAGGCAGATAGTGTCCCGTTCAACTACGCCCAGGCCGAACCTGCAAAAAAACATAGCGGCTACAACTATCTGCCTATCTCCAGTATATTTGACAGACTGCGCAATGTCAAGAATGAAAATGTTAAATATCAGCTTGGAGATAATGAACTGGAAGAGACAGATAACAAGGAGTTGGTTGCCCGTAATGATCTGACAGAAGAAAAGCTGGTAGAAAGTTTAGATATGAACAGCCCTATCTCATTAAAAACAAAACCGGGTAAGGGTGGGGAAGATATGGGAGACATTTCAATTGTATTTAAGAAAGATGCGGTTGCTTCGGGCGAAATCCAGAAAGGAAATTTTAAAGATGGCGTTGCTGCCGTCATTCTGCCGACGGATGCCAGCGATAACCTGAAAGCCCGCTTAAACCAGGAAGGAGTCAATACGATTCTTTATGATCCTAATCTTCCGGATGCCAGAAAGAAGGCGATCAGTGAATTGAAGGATGTTCGTTTCCAGATTGAAGATTCCGATATGGACATTGATTATGACGAGGTGGTTCGAGAAAACGGTGAGCTGCGGAAGATCAACGAAGAATTGAAAAATCAGCTTGTCCTCACAAAAGATTACACACCGAGAAAAGAAGATATCCGTAAGTATGCAAAAAGCCTGTTAAGAGAATATAATTCTACTTACTCACAGGAAAAACTTGAAAGCAACCTGAGCCGGTTTTATGAGTATATCCAGAAAGCGGAACGTATGGACGCCCAGGAGTTGGCAAACGTAGCGACGCAGATAGGCCGTGCGATTCTGGAAAAATCACAGCAGACGGATCAGGAGCAGGTAAAGGTCTTTAAAAACATCCTGCAGGATATTAAGGGCACGCCGATTTATGTTCCGGAAGAAGTTCGAAATAACCTGGATTCCGAGGGCGGATATAACAGCTTCCGGAAAAAATATATGGGACAGATTACGTTTCGGAACGCCGGTGTCAGCGTAGATGCAGCATACAATGAACTGGCGGGACTGCATCCGGATCTTTTCCCGACTGATATCATCAACCCGACAGATCAGCTTCTTCGGATTGCGGATGTATTGGAAGAGTCTCGTCCGAAAGTGGAAAATCCTTATGGTGCTGATATTGATGAAATGTCGGTATTCTTGGGAGAGGATATCCTGGACAACAGAGCGAATATCCGTAATATTCCGCCTACGCTGGCAGATAAACTGTTTGAAAAGGCTGGTAAGAGAGAAGAGGAATATATCGCTAAACGAAAGGAATATGAGCAGAAACTCAGGGAATATCGCGGGAACGTGAGGGAGCGCGAACAGGGGCGTCAGGATAAGAAACAGATCATTCGTGACGTCACGAAAATGCAGAAGTGGCTGCTATCTCCGACGGATCGCGATCATGTTCCGGAAAGCATGAGAACGGCCGTTGCTAAATTCTTGTCTTGTGTTGACTACAGCTCTTCCCGCTTAAATGCGGATGGAAACGAAACACAGCGCACCAGAGAATGGAATGAGGCAAAGAAGGTGTACGATACCATTCTGAAAAACAATGGTGTTCTGAAAGGAGAAACGAGCGATATATATGTTGAGGTCGATCCGGATCTTGTGACTAAACTGGACGAGCTCCAGAGCATGGCAGAGGG